AATTGGTGCGTGATCGTATCGGTGAACATAAAATCGACGGCATCACAATCTTCCATGATCCAAAATACTATGGTATGGGTGCAGAAGAGATCTATGACAAGATCTACGATGACATGGACGAAGAAGAACTTAATCAGTTGGGTCAACTACTTGACGACCACATCGACTGGGGTGAGAATGGTAAAGATGGTCAGCCAAAGTACACTAAAGAAGAACTAAAACAAATTCGTGACGAGATCCGCGAAGCTACAATGCAGGCCGCACAAGCCGCAGGTGCTGGTAATACTCCTGCTAGTGTACAACGCATGATTAAGGAACTAACAGAGCCTAAGATGAATTGGCGTGAAATACTACGTCAACAAATTCAAAGCACTATTAAAAATGACTATTCATTTATGCGTCCTAACCGTAAGGGCTGGCATATGAACGCTATTTTGCCAGGAACGCAATATGACGAGACAATTGATATTTGCGTAGCAATTGACATGTCAGGTTCGATTGGCGACGAGCAGGCTAAAGATTTCTTGTCCGAGATTAAAGGCATTATGCAAGAGTACAAAGACTTTAAGATTAAAGTTTGGTGCTTTGACACTAAGGTCTATAATGAAGCAGACTTTGATGGCTATAACATCGACGAGTTCGACTACTACGAACCAATGGGCGGTGGTGGTACTGAGTTTGACGCCAATTGGGAATACATGAAGGAACATGATATTCAACCTAAAAAGTTTATTATGTTTACAGACGGTTATCCTTGGGGTAGCTGGGGTGATGAAAATTACTGTGATACAGTATTCATTATCCACGGCAATGATAAAATTGTTCCACCTTTTGGTGAATTTGCATACTACGAGTTCTCTAAGGAAACAGCATAATGGCATTAAAGAATGGCAAGCCTAATCCTTTAGATTATTACAATCTACGCAGGGTTGAGTTTGCCTGCCCTCATTTTAAATATACAACTATAGATAAATTCAATCCACAGCTAGCCAAATCTATCGACTCTTGGATACGTAAGAATTTAAATAATAGGTACTATGTAGGGCAGGGCATTACATTAGATTCAAGCAATACGATAGTTTATAATACACGTATTGGTTTTGAAAGTGAAAAGGAACTTAGTTTTTTCACGATTGCATGTCCGCTCCTACAAAGTAGATAATTAAATTAGTACTTTAAGGAGAACTCTAAATGAGTGATGAAACTACACAACAACCAGCACAAGCGGCTGATACTACTGCACCAGCAGGACAAAATTCTAACGAATTAACAATTAACGATTTGCAAGCAATGAAAGTTATCATCGATATCGCTAGTTCACGTGGCGCATTTAAGCCAAATGAAATGGTTGCAGTCGGTCAAACTTACAACAAGTTAGAATCATTCCTAGACACAGTAGCAAAGCAAGCCGAAGCACAAAAAGCATCCGCACCAGCAGGAGCTTAATATGGCCGAACTAAAACACGTGGCTCGTGTTAAAGCTACCAACAAAAAATGTTTGGTAGCTTATCGCACTTTGCCTGGCGATGCACACCATTGCCTAATTGTTCCAACAGAAAATATGCCTGATATCTTCCACGATGCTATTATTAATCTAGTAGAAAGTGGTAGTGGTCAAGATGCATATGAGTTTGCAGATGCTTTAGATCGTAATCAATTTCCAGATGGCAGTAATATGTTACGTTGGTTACATGGTAATGGTCGTCTAATTAAAGCACCTACAAGCGACATCGAAATGACACCGGCTACTAATTTTGGTATTTTGTTATCCGAATTAAATCAAATCATTGCTGAACAACGTGGAGTTGCTATTGATGATTTGTCGGTTAAAGCAGATACTAAAGAAAAAACAGAAGCTCGTCGTATTGAAGATGTAGCAGAAATTGATACACCAATCAAATCCGACGCTACTGCTAAACCAACTGCAACTGTAGAAGTTACAGCACCAGCAGAAAATTCTAGCCCAGAAGATCAAGCAAAGTTCTATCGTAGCCAAGCAGATCGTTTGAGCAAGCAAGCCGCTGAAATGCGCCGCAAAGCCGAGGAGTTGGTTCCGACCAAAAAAGCAAAGTGACGAAATCGGGAAGAAATCTTCCCAAGGACGTCATTAAGCATTGGCCAGAAGTCTTCGGCGATGTACAGTTAAATGTAGTACCCTTAGGGTACTTACATACCGTACTGGTTAATTTTAAAGATGGTAAAACTTGGGAAATAAAAATAACTCAAAAAACCAAGCGAGATGGATGGCATGCCTTCGAAAGGAACTTGGCCGAACTGGTTAAAAATTATGAAGAAAAAATTAGTGATATCGATTTTAAATTAGATACAAATCGAGTTAAGAAAGATATTGAACGTAGTACACAGAAATTTTTACGAAAGAAAAAGTTATAATGAATGTTAGATTACTTAGTTACAGCCAGCCAACTGAAGAATTCACTAGCATGGGAATCTCTGACGCTCAAGAGCTTATTGCCTTCTGCGCCAGAGTTTCAAACCCAAGCAATCAATTCAACACAGAAACTAGCGAGAAGCTTATCAAGTATCTCATCAAGCACCAGCATTGGAGCCCACTTGAAATGGTCTCAGCTTGCATTGAAATTACAACAACTAGAGACATTGCCCGTCAGATCCTTAGACACAGAAGTTTTAGTTTCCAAGAGTTTAGCCAACGCTATGCTGACCCGACAAAGGATCTCAACTTTGTACTTAGAGATGCCAGAAAACAAGACCTCAAGAATAGACAGAATAGTGTAGAGTTAGATCCACATAATAACGATGAAGATCGATTTCTTGCTTATCAGTGGGAACGTATGCAAGAGCTAGTGATTAAACAATCACGTGACGCATATGAATGGGCTATACTAAAAGGTATTGCCAAAGAACAAGCTCGTGCTGTACTGCCAGAAGGATTAATTGAAAGTCGTTTATATATGAATGGTACGCTACGTAGCTGGATTCATTTTATCGAATTGCGTAGTGCTAACGGCACACAAAAGGAACATCAGGAAGTTGCTATTGCTTGTGCAAAGGTTATTGCTGAGATTTTTCCACTTGCCACTGATCTTGTAGCCAAGTAAAATCATTTATTTTAGACAGTGCCTCCGGATTGGAGGCATTTTTTTCTCCATACCACCGACCAGCTAATGCACCCGAATAGGCATAAAATCCGTATTCAGCATTTTCATTCAAAGAACACCAAACATCTAATCTAGTTAAAGATTCGTCGTTATTGATTACTGCTAATTTACACGATTCCCTAAATGCCGATTTCCAGGTACTAAACGGATCTGTGTTAAAAGCTGTAATATTACTAATAGTATCCATTGCTTTAAATTTAGTGCTGATACTTGTAGTCATATCTACTGTATTAGTATCCATTGTTAGTGTAAGATTTTTTGGTAGTAATTTGACTCCTCCATAACCGTAAGATAAATTGTTAACAGGATTTAAACTACGCCAAACATGCACTACATCTAAATCCCAATCTGGGACTAGATAATCGAATTTAAAATCATTTAATATAATAGCATCTGCATCTACTACCCAAAACATTTTAGTAAACGATTTCTTGGCGGCCGCTATATGTGCCTGATGTATGCCTTTAACACCATGCACACGTTTTGCTAGAGGAAACTTTGTTTTTAAATCATTAAAATTTTCCTCTGCATAAAGCTCGTTATAACTGATAAAAATAATATCGTACATTAGAATTTTTTACGTACACTACGTGGCATAGGGCTATAAACAGTTTTAAAAAACTTACTGCCAGCGCCATCTAAATTGGCAATTTCTAATTTAGATTTCGCCATTAATTCTTGGGCAAGAAAATTTATGTATTTGGTTATTTCTTCTGGTTCCGCAAGTGCATGAGTAGTTCTCCAAAATTCACTTAGACAATCAAAATCACGCACATTAGCGTAATCCCAATCAGTTAAAAGAGTTTTATAAGCTCCTTCTCTAGCTCCTAGTATTGACCAAATACCGTTCTCAACATCGGCACCGACACTTGACCAAATTAATAATCTATGATAATTTTGCCACCAGATTTCACTAATATTGTTTACTTTAGCACCTTGCACTAGGCACATTTTAACACCTTCTCTGAATCCTGCTCTCCACGCTTGCTCAGGAGTTGCGTTGGTAAAACTTTCACTATAACATTCATTAAACTGATAATAGCGTTGATCAAAACAAAACTCAACACGACCTTGCACATCATCAGGATCTGAGTTTTCATGTGTCTTCATTTCGTTAACAAACTTACGTGTCCATAATTTGAGACCACCATTTCCGTATTTTAATCCGTTAACATGAACATTACCTGCCCAGCTAAAAACATTTTCGTCTGTAAATTGTTTTCCATCTAGTTCAATTTCTACTTCTAAATATTTAGGATCAATAATATTATCACCATCCACTGTTGTAAAATATTCAGTTTCGCTTAAAGCCGCACAGGCTTTATGCGCCGCATCACTGCCTTTAACTCCATGAACACGTTTTGCCCAAGGAACTTTAGTAAGCAAATCTGCATAGTTTTTTTCAGCATTGGGTTCATTATAACTGAGAAATATAATATCCTGTTCTATAACTTTAATTGTTGTCATGGGTAATCCTTAATTGCTTGCTACGAAAAACAAGTGTAGTTGCTATATTAATTTTAGATATATCTAGTTCGAGATCATTTTCAAAAATT